CTTCGATTCTGTTTAAACCTTCTAATATTAGTTTATTTTGTTCGAGTATAAGTTCTCTAGCTGCTTTACCGCCCTTATCTCTTTTTAATGCGGATTGATCCAGCTCTTCTCTGTCTTTAATTTCTTTCCTTCGGTCTCTTGTATCTTGTTTTCTTTTCATCGCTTCCCACAAGATTTGCCCAGCGTTCATTTTCCTGTTGTCTTTGGCGTCCTTCTTCAGCTGTTCTGTATTTTGCTTTAATGTTTCTGTTTCTTTATTAAACGCATCTTCAAGGTTCTTTAATTCATCAGAGGTGGCCATATCCCCGCCAGCATCGCCGACGGCTTTAACCTCATCTATTAACTGTTTTAACTTCTTGTCGTCTAACTCTGCCATTTCTTTTAATATCCTTTAGCTGCTCTATCTTTAGCCTTCTCGGCCTTATCTTTAAGATGCATTATTAACATATTAACATAAACTTCCCTTTCCCAGGGCATCATATTTTCTAACTCTGTTAGACTGTAATGATGTTCCTGCATTAACAAAAAATTAGTCCTGTAAAAATTATCAAGACTTTCCTGAGAAAGGTTTAGCCGAAAAAATGTTCGTATCCATTAATGTTAACCACTTGAGGCTCTTTGCAATGATAGCAATCGAACTTCATCTCGTGCATTAATACGGGCATTCCTCGGAGAAAATTTCTCATTTCATTAAAAACATCCATAGGAAGATTTTCAATAAACTCTTGTAAGTCTTCATTACTTACTTCTTGCATATTAATTTCTTCTTCTTCAGTAACTACAGCAGCAATACAATGCTTTATAGTTTCAATATCAGTCATGTCATCTTCGCCCTCTACTATATCTAAAGCAGAAGGAAAACGCATCTTAATAACAATTTCATCACTAGCTTTGATTTCTGTATTAGGCAAGTTATCTAAACCTTTAACGGTTATCTCGCTTATATCTACATCTAACTCTGTGGTCTTTTCACAATCACCACAAGTCATGCTAAATGTTTGGGTACTCCCAACAGAAGCCATTCTAATTTTTAAAAAAATGTCTTGTAAATCAAACATTGGTATCTTACTTACATCTAATTTCTCAAATGTACAGTTAGTTACTATTTGTCCACAAGCATTAACCATCTCTTTATATTCATCACTTTCACTGGCCAACATAAGAATTTTTTCTTCCTTAACTAAGAAAGGCCTAAATTTAATGACCTCCCCTGTTGAAGGAACAGTACATTCTGATAATGGCTGTTCTATTATAGGTAACATATTTTATATCTCCAATTATTAATTTTCATATGATTTCAATCCTTTGCCTCCTGGCGAGTCTGATGACTCCCAGTAAGCTGCTGAAACAATAAGCGTATTCCTAATAGCACTTGTTGTTCCACTTGATAAGGGTACCAAGTTTAACACTTTTGGCATCGCTTCATGTAATGTCCAAGATTTAACAATATTGTCTTGAAGGTCTAAAGCGTTGATTGTCATGGTGGTTGTAACTGCGTCTATATAACCAAGCTCTTGGCTTGTTGTATCAGCACACTCTTTCATCCATTGTTCAAAAAAGCTTCTAAGCTTCCATTCATTGTCAGTAACGAATGTAAAGTTAATTTCGTTTCCTAAGAACCCTACTTTAGTATTTCTAAAGAAAGTCCACGGTCCAATATTAAATTCTTTATTACTTAGAATCAGGCCAGGTATCTGGACTTCTTCACAAAACAATGCTACATCTCCCTCAAGTAATCCTGCGTTCTGCGACGAAACCACATCCTTCCGCCATGACATAACCTCTGCATCAGGATTCATATTTCTTTTAAGTGTACCGCCGTGTCGATCGTTTGCTGCTATTAAATTATTAATATTAAAATGAACTTCAAATCTTTCAGCACGAGCAAAAGATCTTTTCGTTGCTGTTGCTAAATATTCTTGATAATCTGTTAAAGCTTTGTTTGCCATTATTTTAATCCGCCTGTACTAATTGACATATTTCTTTTTCTTGTTGGTTTTTCCATTGTGTTTCGATATATAGTTCTGTCTGAAGCTCCTACAAACCTTTGTACAGGAAGAAACACAGCTGCTTTCCAATTTGCTGGATCTACTTCTATCATTCTGCCTGTAATATGAGGGGTTAAATATTTTTTAACTGATCCTCTAACTTCTGGGAACCTAGAAAAGTTACTTATATAACTCCACCTAGCCCTCAATATGCTCTGATCTGTTAGATTTCTCTCTGCTGGAAATATTTTATCCAATAGTGCAGCTCTAAGTGTTGGAGCAAGATAATGTAAATTAATACCACTAAAACCTTGTGGCATTGGCTCTGTTATGATTACAAGAGGAACAGTATCATAATACGGCAAGTCTGCTTTTGTTTTAGGATCATATGAAAATAAATACATTTTTCCTATTTCTAATTGTCTTGCTTCTTTACCGAGATCTGTTTGTTTAGCCTCTTCAAAAGTGTTAACACCTCTAGCATATTCACGAACAGCACGAGTGTACCATTGAACAGATTTGTCCTGGTGTCTATTGCCTGCTGCTTGTTCTATATCTTTGAATGGTGTCGCCATGTAAGTATTTATACTAGATGCCGAGCTCTTTTTCAGTAACTATCTTAAATTCCATACCTTGCGCTTTACAAAAATCCTTTGCAGAGTTCCACTTGGCCTCGTTAACTCCGTATTGTGCTATCTCTTGTAAGTATCTTCTGGTTTTACGCTTCTGTGTTGATGGTGGTTTTGTAAATCTCTCTGGTTTAACTTCAATTAAATACTTCTTTGTTTTATCTTCTTCTTTAACTTCTATATAGAAATCAACCATATACCTATGCACTTTGTTATCCATAGGACTACGATAGGGTATTGCAATCTCTTCTGATACCCAACCAACAATAGAGCTATTAAGATCACACCAGTTCATGAACTTTAATTCGTAGCTTGATCTATAGGTTATTGAATTGAAGTCACCAAGATACTTCGTTCTATTACGAGGAATAAACTTTCCTTTATATATTTCTTTGGCATAAACCATATAAATAAGAATATAATGTTAAACAACTATTTATAGAGAATAAAACCAATGGCAGTTACACAACAAGGTAGTTCGTGGTATAAACCCTGGACTTGGATGGATCGCGAGATCACCCCAGCTGAAGAGGCAACAATCGAAGCGGGAGAGGCACATTATAAATCCAACCCCCAATTAGCTTTTAAATACCCAGAAGATTTGGGAACAAAAAAATTCCCCAATATGGTTAAGTTTTATATTAATGCTAAGAAAGTTACAGCAGAAAATTCAGGCAGGGAATACAATGAATTGCCTGAAGATGCATTAGATCTGAATCAAAACAGAGCAGGGGCAGATAATTACGAAAGAATAACAAAGGAAGCATCTTTTATTGCAGGAAGTATTGGTGGTTACTTTGGTGGTAAAGCTTTAGCTGGCCAAGATACAGGTATGGCACAAGATCTATTAAAGGGAGCAGGAACAGGCCTTGTTGCGATGGGAGCCATGGCCATGGTTGATGAAAACCAAGAAACAGTAAGATTAAAAGAAACTATATCATTATATGTTCCTCAATCTGTTGTTGCTGCTTATACTGCTAATTGGGATGAAGTCGACTTAGGACCTTTTGCAGGCCAATTAGGTTCTAATACAGGATCTATTAGTGATCTATCACTGAGTGATAGTACCGAACTTACAGGTAGAGGAGCTATAGCAGCAGCTGCTAATGTACCTGCAGCAGTAGGCGTAGGAGACTTGAACTTGGGCAATTTGTTTGAAGCAACAAGTAAAAAAGTAGGAAACCCATATAAAGAACAATTATTTAAATCAATGGGCTTTAGGCAGTTTTCTTTTTCTTATGTATTCTCTCCCAAAAACGAAAAAGAATTTAATGATGTAGAACAAATTATATCTTTATTTAAAGAGAACATGCACCCAGATGTTTCAGAGGGTGGAATGTTTTTAATTTATCCTTCAGAGTTTTCAATAGAGTTTCATCATGTAACTCCTGGCAGTTCAGGATCACAGATCAATACACACTTACCTAGAATATCTTCTTGTGCATTAAAGAATCAAAAAGTTACTTATGGTCCTGACGGAATGCTTAATACATTTAGAAACAGTCATGGTAGGCCAACAGAAATAACAATGGAATTACAATTTGTAGAACTAGAAACTCTTACAGCGAAAAGAATAAGAGATGGTAGGCATGAAGGAAAAGGAGAGTTTTAATGTACTTTAGAGCGTTACCCAGATTTAGATATCCTTGGACAGACAAAGAAGGAAAAGAGCACGGTGCTCTTGTACCAGATATTTTTAGAAGAGTTCAATTAGATAAGTTTTTTAAAAATAGAAATTTATTAAACGCTATATTTGTAGGTGAACACGATACGCCTGAAAGTATAGCTCATCAATATTACGGCAATGTAAATTATCATTGGGTAATATTAATGGCAAACGATATTGTAGATGTTAATAGAGAGTGGCCTTTATCTAATAGAAATTTAGTTTCATATGTAAAAGACAAGTATGGAGAAAACAATTCAGCAGATGTACACCATTATGTAAGCTCTACAGACAGCGAGTTAATTGTAGATTGGGATGCAGTTAAGGTAGCAAACGGTACCATATTAGCTGTTACTAATTATGATTATGAAGATGAGTTGAATGATAAAAAGAGACAAAAATTTCTATTAGATAAAAGATATTTAAAGGACATCGTATCGCAGTATAAAAAATTGGTGAAGTAATATTATGGGCGAAGAAACCATTTCAAAAGCAGGTGATGTAATAATAGAAGAACTTCTTATACATACCCACACACAAAAAGAACCATACAACTTAGTAGAAGAAGGAATATTTGCTGAGATAAACATCTATGAGGGTGTCTTTGAAAAGTTTATGACGGGAGAAATAATTATAAAAGATGCTGTAAACTTTATAGCAGAAGCTCCTTTAATGGGAAATGAATTAATAACAATAAAATTAAGAACCCCAACTTTTCCAGACTCACCTAGAAACATAATAGACAAAACATTTCAAATTTATTCTATTAGAAATAGAAGATTAAATAGCGACAGAGAGCAGACATACGCTTTAAAATTTATTTCTATTGAAGGAATGTCTGACAATTACCAAATTATAACTAGAAGATTTAAAGGCAATACAGAAGAAGTAGTAAAAGAAATATATGAAACCTACATGGAAGAAGCAAGAAGGCCTATGGAAGGAAGCCATTCACCAGGTTTAATTTGTGGTGATACACCTCACTCTTCTAATATAAGTTTTATTGCTAATCACTGGACACCAATGCAATGTTTAGATTATGTGTCAAAATATGCTAACGGCAATAAGTATGTAGGCGCAGATTTTGTATTCTTTGAAACAAATAAAGTATTCATATTCTCATCTTTACAAAATTTAATAGGTGTGGGTGCGGACCATATGTTTGAAGAGTATCAATATTACCAGGGAGGATTAGAACCTAAACCATATAGAACAGACTCATCAAATATTTATGGTGGTGTCGGAGTATCAGGAATGCCTGATATGGTTAAAATATCTGAGATGAGGGTGCCTAGAACAATTGATATAGCAGATGGTTATTCGACAGGATATTATTCTCAAAGTGTCAGAGCATATGATCTATATACTAAAGAAAGATACAACGCAGAATTAGATGTTAGAAAAGACTGGAGTAAATTTCTACATACAGAGCCTGGCTGTCCTGTTCCAGAGGGGGTTGATCGAAATCCAAATACGACAATGACAGTTAAAATTTTAAGTAGTGTAAACAACTTAACACAATCAGCAAGTTTACCTGGCTCTAAGCATGGTAACGCAGATAGTGAGAATATTGTAGCAGCATCTTTAATGAGAGATAATTATTTTAATTCTTTAAGAGATTATACTTTTGAAATAGATGTTCCTGGAAGAACAGATGTAGCATGTGGAGATATGATTTATTTAAATTATCCTTCACCAAGAACAAAGACAGAAGATGTAGATTTTGATAAACTGTTTGACAGGCAGCTTTCAGGCAAATATTTAATAACAGCAATAAGACATAAAATTGATACAGTAGCCCATGTAATGAAAATGGAAGTCGTAAAAAATGGATTACCAGAAAGTATGGGCACTTCGGAGACCAGAGAATGAAATCAAAAAATTATAGTAAATTAAATATACCTGATTGGGTTTGGTGGACAGGTATAATAGAGTCAAGAGCAGACTTAACTAAGACAGGTAGATATAGAGTTAGAATATTTGGCTGGCATACAGCCAACACAGAATTGTTGCCAGTAATTGATTTGCCTATTGCCACAGTTTTAAACTCTGTTACAAGCGCAGGCACATCAGGCATTATGGAAAACCCAAACCTTTTACCTGGTTCAACAGTAGTAGGATTTTTTGCAGATGGAGATGAAGGCCAGCACCCTGTCATCATAGGATCTATTGCAGGCAAACCATCAGAGAAAAATGAAGATCAAACAATAGAAGATGGATTCAATGATCCTGCTAAGAAATATCCTAGAGGAGGATTTAGTGAACCTAAACCTGACGGTTTTGCTGGAGCAGGAGAGTCTGATATATCGAGACTAGCAAGAGATGAAGACGCAGAAACACATTATAGTCTTGTAACAAAAAGAGCAGAAAGAGAAAAGGATATAAGAACAGCAAGAGCCTCTAGTGTTGCAGAACAATTAGGAGATAAAGAGAATGTAGATTACGAAGGCCTGACATGGGAAGAACCATATGCAAGAGCTAAAGGTCCATACAAAACATTTGAAATGGAAGAGTTTACTCCTAAATATTGGGACGCTTTAAAAGATTTAAAAGATGGCGGAACAGGCATTCCTAAAGAACCAGGAACATATACTTCTATGTATCCGTTCAATTTAGTTAGAGAAACAGAGGCAGGCTTTGTAACAGAAATAGACAACACATCAGGAAACGAAAGGTATGGTTGGTATCATCCTGTTGGAAATTTTGAAGAAGTACAAGCAGACGGGACAAGAATAAACAAAATTAAAGGTTCAGACTATGAGATTATTGCAGAAGATAAAAATGTTTTAATACGAGGCTCTTGTAATGTAACAATATTGGGAGACGCTAAGTTATTAGTACAAGGAGATAGATACGAAGAGATAGAAGGCAATTTGTTTCAAACAGTTTTTGGAGACAGAGTTACAAAAATTATGGGGAGTGATATTAAGTCTGTACAAACAGATCAAAATTATACAATAGGTGGAATGAGATCAGTTCGTGTAGCGTTAGATGATGACTCAAAAATTGTGGGTAAACAAACTCAGACTGTTGGGAAGGAAAAGAAAGAAACAGTAGCAGGCAATGTAACAGAAACTTTTAACGAAAATCATAAAACATATATTACAGGAAGCAGGATGGAAAGAGTGGGTGGTGCTTCCATGAAAACGGCAGGACAAAATATGACACTGGCGTCAGGAGATACAATGGGCATAAGAACAAGTACAAATATGGATATAGATGCACAAACTCTATTAGAGATGGATGCGCCTAATATTTCTATAGATGGACCTGTAGGAAATATTACATCTAATAATATAACATTACATACACATACACATAAACAAACAGGTGGTACTGCTCCGGATGGAGATGGTCCTAATGATAAACAGACCTTCTCACCTACGGACGGGACATAATAGGAGAATAAAATGAGTTGCGGACCGGCGAAAGCATTATTAGAAATGGCAGATAAAGTAGATGCATTAAACGAATCAATAGACGCTGCTATAATGGATATCCCTGGCATGGAAGAACTAGCAGGATTAAAAGACAAAGTTACATCAGAAGCAAACAGTCTTATGGATAAACTTAATGAGGCAATGCCTACAATTAAATTTCCAGATAAAGATTTCTTAGACCTTCCACTACAAGATCAAATGAAACAAATAGCAGGATTAATTGCTTTAGGTTATTTGGCCAAGCCACAACTTGAAGCAAAATTAGATCAAATGAAAACAAAGTATGGTGGTGTGGATATTGACATAGACAATTTAGCAGATATGTTAAGAAGCGGAGCAATGGATTTAGATTCTTTATGTAAGATGGTTCCTAATGTTCAAACACAAGGAGTTAATTTAGAAGTTAAAGGAATACCTACATCTTTTCCTAATATAGATCCTGTTGCAATATTAAGAGGTGGTAGTTTACCACCTATGCCTAAAGTCGGAGATGTATATATTAAACCAACGATCAAAGCTAAAGAACAAGCTGATGATTTTTTAAATTTAGAGTTACCAACCTTCTTCTAGAAGTATAAATACTATTATGGCCACACTAAAACAAAAAAGAGCGAGAATATATAAAGATTTTGATTTTGCCTTTGGTAAAAATGCTATAACTGGCGACCTTAATAAAAAATTAGATGTGAATGCCGTCAAACAATCGATGAAAAATTTAGTTCTAACAAAATATTATGAAAGACCGTTCCAACCTGACATAGGATCTGAATTAGGAAGTCTATTATTTGAAAATGCAGATATGTTTACAGCAGACAGAATAAGTAAAAGTTTAGAATATTTATTTAGGAACTATGAGAAGAGGGCAAGAATTACAAGTATAGATATTCAGCCTAATGTTGATCGCAACGAATACAATGTAGATATTCGTTTTAGTGTTGTAGGTATAAATTCGCCAGAACAATTACAAGTTAAACTAGAGAGATTACGATAATGGCACAATTAAATTTAACAGAACTAGACTTTCAAGATATAAAAACAAACTTAAAAGCTTATTTAAAATCACAAGAAGAATTTCAAGACTATAATTTTGAAGGGTCTGCAATGGCAGTATTAGTAGACTTATTGTCATACAACACACATTACAATGGTATGTTAGCACACATGCTTGCTAATGAAAACTTTATAGACACAGCAGTCAAGAGAGAGTCTGTTGTATCTATAGCTAAAGCATTAGGTTATACACCCAGGTCTTATTTAGGAGCAACAGCAACGGTTACAGTTACAATAACTCCACCAGCATCTTTTACAGGCACTACACTTACTCTTTCTAGGAACGCAACATTTACTAGTTCAATTGAAGGTAAAGCATACACATTTTATCCTTTAGAAGATATAACAACATCAGCACAAGTTATAGATGGTGTTACGAAATTTATATTTACAGACCTTTTATTAAAAGAAGGCGTAAGAACAAGTAACTCGTTTACAGTACAAGCAGCAAATCCTCAAGGCCCATATATTATACCTAATGGGAATTGTGATGCGACTACAATAAGAGTTAGAGTACAAACTTCACTTTCAGATACTGCTCTTACAACATGGAATAAGTCAACTACAATTTTAGATGTTAAGAGTGATACTAAAACATTTTGGGTTGAAGAAGGAATAGACGGCCTCACACAAATAAGGTTTGGAGATGATGTGTTAGGCAAAAAATTAACTGTAGATAATATTATTGATGTGGATTATATAGCAAGTGGTGGAACAACACCTAACGGAGCAAAAACTTTCACAGGTTCAAGTATAATATCAGCAAGTGGAGAAACAATAACAGTTACAACTTCAAGTCCTGCATCTGGTGGTAATGTAAGAGAAACAACAGATGAAATTAGATTCAACGCTCCGCGATATAACGCAACAAGAGATAGAGCAGTTACAGAGTCTGATTATAAATCACTCATATTACAAAGTAATGAAAACATACAATCTGTTTCTGTTTGGGGAGGAGAGAAAAACGATCCACCTATATATGGAAAAGTGTTTATTTCATTAAACCCTGTATCAGGACAGATAATAACAGAACAAGATAAAGATAATATTAAAAATAGTATTATTGATCCTAAAACTCCTGTAGCAATCATACCTGAATTTGTAGATCCTGAATACACATACATTTCATTAGAAGTAGATTCTACTTACGATCCTAAAATCACAACATTAACAAAGGGTGAAGTAGAAACAGCAATTAAGTTACAAATAGATAGTTATTTTAATAGCAACTTAAACAAATTAAATAAGAGTTTTTATTACAGTAGACTACATGATCAAATTAATAAACAGACAACATCTATTATTTCAACTAATATTAGGTTAGGATTACAAAAGAGAGTAAAACCAGAATTTAATGTAGACTATAATTATACAGTTAAATTCAATCAAAAGCTACAGCCTAGAGAGCTCTCTAGTACATATTTTAATATCAAAATAGGAACAGCAACACACAAAGCAACATTAGCAGATATACCAGCAGCAACAGTAGTTGCACCATTATATAGTGGATCTGGTGTAGTTAATGCAATGGGTTCGGATGGAGAAGTATTGGGTGCTGTAGGAACAATAGATTACGATTCAGGAACAGTTAGTTTACCTGCAATGTATCTTACAAGTTTATATGGAACAGAATTAAATTTAAGAATTAATGTTACACCACATGATAGCGTTAAAGATATAACAACACAGGCCTTAATAAGAACATCAGATGTAAGTACAGCAGCAGTGACTGCTAAACCTTCAAGAAATACAGTTCTAATACAAGACGATAGTGTTGCTAATTCAACGATAAATACAGTATCAGGTGTAAAGATTACAGCGAATAAAGAAATAGAAGAAGTTTAATGGCGGATTATATACCATCATTTTATAGATATGTATCGTCTATAACAGTAACAGCCGGAGGTACGGGGTACCATAATATTCCTACCGTAACTATATCTGGCGGTGGTGGTACTGGAGCAACAGCTACAGCAACAATATATGGTGGTGTCATTACAGGATACACCATTACAAATAAAGGATCAGGATATACCTCTGTTCCAACAGTTACAATAACACCACATGGTGATGATGGCTCAGCAACAGGCGCAACAGCATCAGCAGTTTTAGACGCAGCACAAAGCAACGCATCATTAGAAAAAAGAAATAAAGCTTTTGAAATTAAAGAACAAGTACCTGAGTATATAGGAACAGAGTATCCAATATTTGTAACTTTCTTAGAGAAATATTATGAGTTCATGGACGCTAATTATAGTGATCCTAGTAATTACACATCTGATATAGATTATTCTAGTGAAACATTCTTAGACAAGTGGAGAGGAGCATTAGTATCAGACTTTCCTAAACTATTAACTACAGAAAAAAGTTTTTTCTATAAAAGAGCAAAAGACTTTTATGAATCAAAAGGTAGTAAACGATCTATAGAAGCTTGGTTTAGAATTGTACACGGAGAAAATGTAGACATTTCTTATCCGTATCAGTATGTATTAAAGCCTTCCGATGGTATCTATAATGTAGAGAAGGCAGTCAAAATACAAGAAGCAGAACACGGCGGTGGTAGTTTAGAGCCTTTAACTTTAGAAGGTAAAAAGATTGATTTAAGATATAAATCAACCACAGGTACAGTTACAATAACAAAAACAACGAATGCTAGTGTAAGAAGAGTAGAGAAGAATACTTATCAAACAAACGGCCTAACATTACAAAGGTTTGAACTTATACTTTCATTTGATGATGCCGGAGTAACAGACATATATGGCCCAGGAGCAGGTGCAGTATTTACAGCAGCTGTTTCAGGTGGAAAGGTTACAGGTATTACAGTAACCTCAGGTGGTTCAGGATACACAGCAGCCCCACCTATACAGATTTTTGCTAATGTTGCAGATACAATTACAGATGTAGCAACAGCACACGCATTAGTAACTGATGGTGTTGTTACGAGTGTCGTTGTAGATAACGATGGGGCTGGTTACACAAATGCACCAACAATAGAATTAGACTTACAGGATATAAGATCTTATGTTGTAGACGATGGCGCAGGAAACAATGCAGCAGACATATATGGTTATATAGTTAGAGTACTAACAGGCGTAACATTTAAATCTTATTCCGGTTCAGCAGCAAACGCTGGATTTAAAATAGGACAAATTTTCGCAATTAATGAAACGGGAGATGACGGTAAAGCATACGCAGTTACAGGATATTTTGCTGAGGACTACACATTTATAGGTGGTTCAAATGATGCTTATATAAGAATAACAGGCGTAACAACATCAGGCCTGCCATCAGCGTTTGCAGTTATTAATCCTGGTTCTACATTCTTAAAAGACACAGCAGATATTAATATAACTTCTCCTTCTGGAGAGACATGTACTATTACATTAAAAACAGGTTATTTATTCGAGTATGAAGGCGTATATAAAAACGATCAAGGAAAATTATCTGATGTTAATGTATTAGCAGACAATAAAAGATACCAACCATATTCATATGTAATTAAATCGGGTATTGCACAGACAACTTGGGATAGGGGATTACGAGATACAGTACACCCAGCAGGTATGCAAGTGTTTGGAGATTTAATTGTTAGAAGTATTGTAGATTATAATGTAGCCTTTGATGTTTCGTCGACAGGATATACATTCTATATATTTGATGCAGATGATTTAGTATCAACAGTTGAAACTGTGGTATTTAATGTAAGTCTTGTTAAAACAGATGCACCAACAGCAGCAGAAAGTCATGCAATTCACTTCTCACCAGGCCTCATCACATCAGCAGTACTAGGAACAGATCAGGGTGTAAATCCTTATGTTGTAAGTGGTTATTGGAATGATGACACTGATGGAGTATCAGCCGATAACTATAATATTGGAGACGATCAATTCGTTAAAGCCGTCAGTAAGATATTTACTGAAGCTCTAACTGCTTCAGATAGTGTAGCAGAAGATGCAATAGACATTAGTTTTATTAGAGCATTTACAGAAACACAAACAGTAGCAGAGCAATTCGTTAAAGCATATACAAAAGTATTTGATGATGGATTTAGCAATACTTATTGGACACCGGCGTCAGGATCAAGTGCATATACCAATGACACTGGAGACAGTGGTGGTTTCTTGCCTTATGTAGGCACCAGAGTTGGGGCGGTAACGGCCTCAGATTCATTTAGTTATATACGAATTCTGGGGGTAGCACCTTCAGATACAGTTTCAGTTACTGAAGTAGCACAGGTGTTGGTAACATATAATATCACACCTAGCGACACAGGAACTGTATCAGACGTATATGTTATGAATTTTAACCAAGCGTTCACTGAAACGCAAACAGTTACAGACAGCCCCGTTAAATCTGTTTCAATACCAGTAACAGATTCAGCAAGTATATCAGAGTCGTTTGAATCACTATTATTTGTAACAGAGGTATATAGTGATAGTGTTACAATAACATCTTCTGAGGTACTACAAATTAATAAAGCAATTTCGGAAACATTAACTGGTTCCGATGCTTTAAACAGTATAAATACAAGTAAAGGAATAACTGAAACAGAAACAGTTACAGAATCCTTAGTTAACGCACTTAGTAAACCGGCAACGGATAGTGCAACAGCTACAGATACGGGTATAGGATCTATGCAAGATTACGCAGATCCAACATATCTTTCAGAGGATTATGTAGGAACCGGTTGGACCCTTACATAACGATAAACATATTAGGAGAATAAAATGTTTAAAAATGACAAAACCAAAGCTTCAGGTAAGCTTATAGTTGAAATCAAAAACGAGAAAGGCCAAGTCACTCAAACAAGAGAGGTAAAAAACCTCGTTGTTGACACAGGCCTCGCTTATATTGCATCCAGAATGAAGGATGCTACAGCAACAGCTATGTCTCATATGGCTATTGGAACAGGAACAACAGCAGCAGCTGCTGGGAATACTGCTCTAGTAACAGAGGCAGACAGAAACGCACTAACTTCTACAACCGTTACAGCAAACGCTGTCGCTTATGTTGCATCATTTGCAGCAGGTGAAGGTACAGGAGCTATTACAGAAGCTGGTATTTTAAATGCCAACTCTGCTGGAACTCTACTTTGTAGAACAGTTTTTTCTGTTGTTAATAAAGGCGCGTCAGATTCAATGACAATTACTTGGACAGTAACAATTTCTTAAGGTAAGTAAATGGCGCTAGTACTACGCAGACTAGGCAGAGTGGAATTGGCCAGAACATTCCACAGGGATATTCGTAATAACAACGACTATTTCCACTTTGCCGTAGGGAGAACAGAGGCTTGGGCAGATGACACAAGCCCTGAACTTCCTATCGATAATGATTCGTATGTCTCAGGTTTTAGACGCAGCATGATGTTTACTCAAAGAATTGATTCTGCAGATGTTTGCTTATTAGCAAAAAGAACAGATTGGACAACGGGCACGGTGTATGATGAATATGATGATAATGTTTCATCCTCTAATCAAACATACTCCGGGGCCTCCAATCTTGCAGATGGAAACTTTTTTATAATGACTGATGAATTTAAAGTATATAAATGTATCAGTAACAACCTTAACGGACCAAGTACAGTAAAACCTACAAGCACAGGCACATCTGTATTTGAATTGTCCGATAACTACAATTGGAAATTTATGTTCCAAATCTCAGCATCAGATCAAAATAAATTCTTAGATGCTGATTATATTCCTGTTAGAAAGTTGACAGGAAATCCAACACATGATGTCACAGGAGAAGTAGATAGTGTTACTATAACAGCAGGAGGCTCAGGTTATACAAGTGCTCCTACAGTAGTAATACAAGGTGACGGTGATGGATTAGCAGCAGGTACAGCAACTATAGCAAGCGGGGCAGTAACAGGTGTTACAATAACAGCATCCGGATCAGGTTATAGTTTTGCTTTTATATCTTTCACAGGTGGCGGAGGCTCTAACGCAACAGGGACAGTCAATTTAGGAGACGCAGATTCACTTCCAGCATTACAAAGTGCTGTTGAAGGAGCTGCAGTTAATGGAACATTAGATAGAGTAATTGTTACCAACGCAGGCCAAGACTACGCAGCAAGTGATGTACAAGTTGCAGTAGAAGGAGATGGTTCAGGAGCAGAAGCAAGTGCTTATGTTAACGCAGCAACAGGAGCCATAACAAAAATAAGAGTTACAAATCCAGGTTCAGGATACTCATACGCAACATTAAAAATTACGAACACATCAGCTCCAGGAACAGGAGCAACAGCAAGAGGAATTGTATCACCACAGGGTGGACATGGTTCAAATGCACCAAGAGAATTATTTGCACATAATTTAGGTGTAACGGTTTCATTCTCAGATAATGATAACGCAGACTTAATATTAGGCAACGACTTTAGACAAATTTCTTTAGTTAAAAATATTCAAACTCCAGCAGGAGTAACATATACAACGAACACAGCTACTGCATGTTATATAATTAATGTGCCATCAGTAGCAAGTTACGCAGTAGATGATATAATAACATCAGATGATGGAGGCTCATTTACAGTAATACAAATAGATTCAACGAACAAAAATATATATTTAACTTCAACGAATCCAACAATAACATCAAACTCTACATTGACAAATACTACTCAAAGCATCAGTAGTTTGAGTATAAATAGTTTAACAAATCCAGAAGTTAATAACGCTTCGGGTGAAGTTATTTACATAGACAACAGATCGCCAATTGTTAGATCGGCGGACCAGGTAGAACAAATAAAGGCATTGATTAGGTTTTAAGAAAAAATGGCATTAAATTTAAACACATCACCATATTACGACGACTTTAGCGACGACAAAAGATTCCACCGCATTTTGTTTAAACCTGGCGTAGCAGTACAGGCTAGAGAATTAACACAATTACAAACACTATTACAAGATCAGTTAGATAAAGGATTTGGTTTTGTAATACAAGAAGGAGCTGTAATAACAGGTTGTGCAGAATCCACAAACTCAATAGATTGGATTAAAGTTAATGACACCGACGCAGCGGCAGTAACAATAGTTAATTCAACACTTGTTAATTATGTAGGTTTAGAAATAATTGGAAGCACAACAGGCCTGACAGCTAAAATAATATCAACAGAAACAGGAACACAAGCTGGTAATCCAGATATGAAAACCCTGTATGTTAAATATTTAAATACAGTATCAGGACATACTCATTTCTCATCAGGAGAAACACTATCAGTTTATACACCTAATGCAGGTGATGGAACAGCAGTAACAGATTTAAATGGTTATTCATTCGTGGTTAACAATGTTAATGGTAATAGTTTTGCAGGTAAATACCATGGTAAAACAAACGAAGTAACATTACAACCAGGAATTGTATTTGCCAGAGGCTCGTTTATAAAAACAGATAAAATTTCAACAAAAGTAGACAAGTATAATCCAATGGCAACAAAGCATGTTGGCTTTGTCGTTGAGGAAGAAGTTTCACAGTCTGCAGTTGACTCATCATTATTAGATCCAGCACAGGGTTCATTTAACTACAACGCCCCTGGAGCAGATAGACTTAAATTTTCAGTAACACTTAAAACATATAAACCTACTGATACAAAACCAGAAAATTTTTACACATATTGCCACTTTCAAGACGGCGCAATACAAAGAATTACTTTAAAAGATAATCCACTCTCTGGCGTAGGAGAAATTCTAGCAGGAAGAACATACGACGAGTCAGGTAATTATCTTGTTAGAGGAAATACAGTTTCATTAAGAGAACATTTAAACGAAAATAATAACGGCGGTGTTTTCTTATCATCCAATGGTGGTTCAAGAGATGCTTTAATGGTTCAAGTAGATCCAGGCATTTCTTATGTAGGAGGCCACAAACGAGAATTATTAAGTTCCAAACGAATTCCTTTAATGAAACCTACAATGGACATTACAAAGGAGTCACAACCTATATCAACATCATACGGCAACTATGTAAATATTAATTATGTAGAAGGAATATTTGATGTAGATGGTGGTGGTGTATGTGACTTGTATGATACAGTACAAAACGGAGCGGCCTCAGCAGCAGGAAGTAAAGTAGGTGAGGCAAAAGTAAGACAATTAGTATATTCAAGTGGCACACCAGGAGCTACAGCAGCAGTTTATAGACTTTACATATATGATCTCCAAATGCTTAGTGGAGATTTTACAGCAGTTAAAGGAATAAGATTTGAAAATACAGAAGCAGACGGTGTAGCAAATACAGTTCTTGTAAGCAGTAAAGCTGTATTGAACGAAAGTAAAGTAAATAAAACAATTTACAGGTTGCCATTTAAAAACATCAAAACATTAAAAGCAGAAGCAGGCAATACATATGATTATACTTTCCAATATCAAAAGGAATTCAATGTAACATTAGACGGAACAGATGGTGATGCAACACTAACAGTAACAGGAAACGAAACATTCCCTTACTCCGGCACACTAACTGATACACAGAAAAGAGATTTTATAATTGTAGCAAAAGCAGGCTTTACACAAAACTCTGCTACAATAGCAGCGGGTGAATATATAGACTTAACATCTAATAACTCTAACGCCTCGGTTACAGTTAACAGTTCAACATCTATTACAATAGATACAGGTGGTGCAGTTACAGGCACAGGTACAGTAAGAGTATATGTACCGGTTCAAGTAGCAGATGGTACACCAATTTCCAAAGCATTACAAACAAGTCAATATGTTAAAATTGATACAGGAACACACCCTGCAGGCACAACAGGAGAATATAATTTAGGCCTTTCAGATGTCTATAAAATAGAGTCAATTACAGCAGGAACAAATGCAAACTATACAACAGGACAAACAAACTACACATCTGATTTTAGAATAAACAATGGCCAGCAAGATAGTTTCTATGGACAAGCAAGAATATTTAAGAAAGGAACTAGCTCATTAAATCTTTCTACAAATAGATACATTGTTGTTAAATTATCTGCTTTTGTTGCAACTACTTCTGGTCCTTCATTTGCTTGTATAGACAGTTATCCAGTAGACGATAGTTCAAGTCCTGCAGCAAATACAATAAGGACAGAAGATATACCTCTATATATCTCACAAAAATATGGAGAATTTAGTTTAAGAGATAGCATTGACTTCCGTCCGTATGTAACAAACACAGCGACATTAACAGGAACATTAGGTAGTGCATCTGTAAACCCAGCTAACGATAAAGTAATTAACAGACCAGGTACAGGTTTAACAAGTCCAGTACCTACAAAAACATTTTCAACAGATTTAAAATATTATCAAGGCAAAAAACTAAGAATAGTTTTAGATAATGATGGACAATATAGAATAGTAGAAGGAGCATATTCAGACGATCCTAAGATGCCTGCAGAACCAGGCAAATCAATGACAATGGCATTGGTTGATCTTCCTCCTTATCCTTGTTTATCACCTGAAGCAGGTAAAATAGCGGCAAGGCCTGGCTATACATCGTCAGTTAAAAATGTATCTCAGAAACGATATACAATGAAAGAGATTGGTGGGTTAGAACAAAGAATTAAAAACTTAGAATATTACGCATCATTAAACTTGTTAGAAACTTTTGCTAAAGATCAAACTATTGTAAGCTCTACAGGTGTAGATAGATTTAAAAACGGTATATTAGTAGATCCGTTTACAGGGCACAATGTGGGCTCTGTATTAGATCCTAATTATAAAATATCTATAGACCCAGATAAAAAACTAGCAAGACCATTCTTTGTATTAGAAAATATTAGAACACAAATGTTCTCAGGAATATCTGCAGACGCAGCAGTAACAGGAACAGATTTAAGACTTACTGGCTCTACAATAACATTACCATACAATAGAAAAGTTATTGCATCACAACTAATGGCTTCTCAGACTGAGAACTTAACTAAAGAATTAACATTCCACTATTCGGGAGATATTATATTAACTCCTGATATAGACAACTTTGTTGACACAGCAGTTCAGCCAGCAGTTAATGTAAACTACGATGGCAACTATGATGCTTGGGAGAACATGTCAAATGCTTGGGGAACACAATGGGGTTCATGGGAAGATTCAGGTGTAGCAAATGTTACAACTAATTCATCAACACTATCAACATTTAATACAGGTGGTGGTGATGGAAGTGCAGCATCATTTACTACAACTACAACAGAACAGACGCAAGTAAGACAGGGCATAGGAATAGATGTAACAGCTTCAACAGATAATTTAGACTTAGGAGAAAAGGTAGTAGATATGGCCTTTGCTCCGTTTATGAGAAGTAAATTAGTAATTGCAGAAGCTACTAGGATGAAACCACAAACAAGAGTTTATCCATTCTTTGATGGAGAAGATGTATCAGCAAATTGTACAGATATTAATGGCAATAGTACACTTACAACAGACGTAAACGGCAACATTGTAGTACAATTTACATTACCTGCAGGAAGATTTAAATCAGGACAAAGATATTTTAAACTTACTGATAGTTCAAATAATCAAGACAAGATGGCTAAAACATCAGCAAACGCTCTTTATGAGTCTTCAGGCTTTGTACAACAGAAACAAGGTACAGTAATAGCAATGAAGTCTGCTAGTTTATCATCAACATCATATTCAGATAATAGGGTACTTACAGATAGGAGCATAGAATATAGTATAGGTTCAGGAACACCTTTACCTCCTCCACCCGCACCCGTTGTTATTAGTAATCCTCCAGTAGAGATTATAACAATAACACCTGTACCTGTACCGGCACCAACTATTGTAGTGCAACCAACTGCATCGCCAACAACCATTGCAACATCACAAGTGATTACGACAACTGTTACAACAACAGCAACAACAGCAGCTCCTACAACAGCAGCACCTGTATCAACACCAGCAGTTACAACGACTCAACCACCAGTAACACCTGTACCAACAACACCTGCACCAAATCCAACACCTGATGTCCCAAGTCCTGCATGGAATCCTGGTTTCCCATTAAGAGGAAGAGGAGCAGGAGGCTGGCCATCATTTGTTGTTGATATTGGTATAGCAGTACAAGCTGCTATTACACCTGCACCACCTACACCAGCCCCAGTGGTTGTTGACGTTTTTGACGACTTTGAACCTAGTGAGAATATGTGGGACGATTGGGAAACACCACAACTAAATTTTGGAAGAGGTTGGAACATGTTTGCCAGAGATCCTTTGGCACAAACATTTATGATAAATGGTATGCCTGGCGGAGTATTTATTACAGACATAGAATTATTCTTTAAGAACAAACCTACAACAGGTAGCAACGCTGTAACACTAGAAATTAGAGAAGTTATTAACGGCATACCTGGACCTAAGATTGTTCCTAATGGTAGTAAGAGAGTATTGTTAGCAGATATTAATACATCATCAGAATCAGGCGGAACTACATCATTTGCTTCAACTGAATTTAGATTCGATAACCCTGTTTATTTACAAAACGAAACAGAATATTGCTTTGTTCCTAAACCAGAGAACGATGAAGAAGGTTATGATCTTTGGATATCAGAACTAGGCGAAAATCAAGTAGGAACAACAGAAAGAATTACAAAACAACCAGCAGCTGGTATGATGTTTAGCTCTGCTAATGACAGATCCTGGAACCCACATCAATCAAAAGACATAATGTTTAATATACACAGATGTAATTTTAAAGTGTCAACAGTATCTGGTAAATTAACACACGAAAATTTAGATTGGGTTAACTTTAGTTCTACAAGCACAGGCGAAAAAATAGACTGGGCAGTAGGTACAAGATTAGTTGGACACCAACCTACAATTACTAATGCAGGAACAGGATACACAGGACTATCACCAACAGTTACAGTAACTAATACAGGAACAGGTGGAACAGGATTAACAATGACTGCAACAGTAACAGGAGATGTTATATCAGCATTAACAGTTACGAACCCTGGTTCAGGATATGTAAGTGCACCAACAATAGCAATTTCAGCAGGAACAGGAACACAAGCAACAGGAACATTACAATTACAAAATTGTTTGGTAGAAAATTGGAACACATTAGATGAACAGATTACACTACAAAGAGGAAACGACGGCATACCTTTAAAAGCAGGACAACTTATTGGAAGCACACAAGGGTACGGAACAATAGGTTCATTTACAAATAAAGTAGTTAATGAACTTGCTCTTAACTCAGGCCTTATGTTGCCTAATGATGCAACAATAGCAAGCGCTAAAGTTGCAATAAACGAAACAGGAACAGCAAATGCAGTTTCTAAAACAGGTGTTTCAGAAGTTTACACAGATATAGACTTTAATATAACAAACAACCTATTAAAAGAACACACAATATATAGTAGATCAAACGAATTAGAAACAACAGGCAACGGAGGCTATGAAGACGATAAGACCTCGTTGTTAGATATTTCATTCACAACTTCACAAGAAAATGTTAGCCCAGCAATGGACTTTGCACAGATAGATTATTTGTGTATAGCTAATAGTGTAAATAATGACTCTACTAATGAAGACACGAGATTCCAAGGTAACGCTTCTTCTCGATATATAACAAGGAGAGTAATACTTGAGGATGGCCAAGACGCAGAGGATATAGTAGTATATTTAGATGCAGCTATCCCAACAGAAGGAAGTTTAAAAGTTTACGGTAAGATGATGAACTCCGTAGATGAAGCAGACTTCCAAGACGATTTAAGCTGGGTAGAATTATCATCAGTAACAAGCCCATTTGAATCAACAGAAGATTATGCAGAATACAAATATGGATTACCTAGTAAAGGTTCTAACGCAGCAGGCTTAAATGGCTCTGGCATATTTGAATATGATGTAAAATCAGTAGCTAGTGCTTCAGTTACAGCAGCAGGTTCGGGATATACAAGTGTTCCAACTGTGGCAATAACTGGAGGTGGAGGTTATGGCGCAGCAGCTATAGCCAGCATAAACGGAAGCAATCAAGTTTCCGGAATAACAATAACAAATCCTGGTAGGGAATATACATCAACGCCAACGATTACCATAACTGGAGGCAGTGGCTCAGGAGCTACAGCAACAGCAACTGTAGGTACAGTAACCCATACAGGTTACAAAACATTTGCAGTTAAGGTTGTGCCTTTAAGTACAACAACTTCTAAAGTTCCTTTCTTTAAGGACTTAAGAGCGATGGCATTACAGGTTTAAGATGAATAATATACCCACAGGCATTATAAATATTGAAGGAGAGAGAGATCTTGTAAGGGATCGTAACTCAAAAGCTTTACTTAATACCAACGACGAAGCCTTAAAAGCATATAAAATCAAAAGATCTGCAAATCTTAAGGTTGTAGAGTATGAAAATGATATAAATACTTTAAAGACTGAATTGGTGGAAATAAAGAAAACATTAGAAATTTTAGTCAACAAAATTAAATAGGAAGAAAAATGGCAACTATTACATTAAGATCAGCAAAAGGTAGTCCTCTTACTAATAATGAGGTTGACGCTAACTTTACCAATCTTAATACTGACAAATACGAATCAGGCAACAATGCTACATTTGGCACTATTGCAGGAACGACTGTAAGTGTTACTAGCGTTGCTACAACAGGAGCATTAAGTATAGGTGGTTCTTCCACTTTAAGTACTTCTGCTACAGTTTCAGCAGCAGGTTCAGATCTAGCAGGAGCTACAGCATTAACTAAATCATATAATATAGTTACAACGGCCACAGCCAACCAGGGAGTTTCACTTCCAGATTGTGCAGCTGGCTTAGAAGCATTTATATTAAATGATACCGCAGTCAATCTAAAAGTGTATCCTATATCAGGAGAAACAGTAGATTCAGGCGGTTCGGGCGTAGCAGTAGATTTGGCCCCTGGGCATTCATTAAAATTGATAGGAGTAAGCGCAACAAAATGGAACAGGTTAAGTCCTGTAATCATTTATAACTCATCTGGTACAAGAGTAAACTAATAGGAAATAAAAGAAATGAGACCTCTAAGAATTAAAGCATCAGCATATCCAGTTAGTTCTAGTAACCTTCAAGGGTTACAAGAAATGACTGATACAGAGATCGAACGGTATTACAGTGCAATTCTAACAAAAGATATTGCAGACAATACAGACGGAACAGGTACTGTAGAATTAAATGTTACAACAGATGCTTCAGGGGCAGGTACTTCTATAGGTACAGCAACAGATACAGTAAGAGACGACGCAGTAGGAACGCACCCAACAGATGGTGCGAGTTCTACAGTTACTACTTACACAGCGAAACAAGTAGAAACGGTGGTATCAGAAAGCGTAACTAACAGACCTTTAGGATATGAAACAAGTGGCACAGTCGGTATAAATGAGTTTACAGACGGCGAACTTGATTCAGATATTTTAGATAAAGTAATAGATGATTTGTGTGCCCAAGGCGATTACACTATTGGCCAATACAAACTAGCAACAGGTTCTCCTTCAGGCGGAACATGGACTGCTAGATATACTTTAAACAACACAGAAGTAGATGGCACTACAACAGCATATAAGATTTGGCAAAAAACAGCAGCAACAACTGCAGCAGTTACAGATTACAAACCACTTAAAGTAACAGGTGGTGGCGCTGGCGTACAAGAAATGACAGTAGCAGAAATGGAACAGACGGTTCCTAACTTAAGAAATTACATGATTTCTAGTGGTAAAGGGAAATATGTATTACAAGCAAGTGCTCCTGGTTCAGGTACATGGGTTGATCAAGGCTCATTCATAGACACAAAGAAAGAAGTAGCAGCAGCAAACTATACTGGAGCTTACACAGGTAACTATACAGGAGGTTACACAGGCAACTACACAGGCGCTAAGAACTATTCTGGGACTTACACAGGAACATCAGCGTACGCAGGCTCATACACAGGAGCTAAAAACTATACTGGAGCTTACACAGGAACATCAGGTTATTCAGGAGCTTATTCAGGCAACTACTCCGGAACATACGCAGCATCTTATGATGGCTATGCCGGAACATCATACACAGGATCTTATACAGGTACTTACACAGGATATTATACAGGCGCTAAAAACTATTCAGGAACATATACTGGAACCTCAGCATACGCAGGTTCATATACAGGCGCTAAAGATTACACAGGTACTTACACAGGAACCTCAGCATACGCAGGCACATACTCTGGAACATATACAGGCTATTATTCCGGAACATACTCAGGCGACACAATTCAAGCTTCAAACGAAACAGTCAGTACGGTAAAATTGTGGCTTAGAACTGCTTAACTAGCAGTATAAATAAGTTTACATTATGGAGATAGTATGGCAAACGATAAAGTCGTCCTAGAGATTGACCCAAGTAATATAACAACAGTCCCAGACGAACCCAAAAAGAAAAACTTCGTATATAAAGATCCTTATTGGTCTAATAAGGAGGCCAAACATATGATCGTTACTCTTGAATATCCAGATGGTAGAAAATCTACTGCATCTATTCAAGACAAAGACGGAACCAATCCAGATTACAAAGCAGTATTAGAAGAGTTTGGTGAAGAAGTATTAGACGAAAATACCGCTGAAGGTGTTAAGCGTAGAGACGAACAAATAAAGAAAAGACTTGAAAGAAAAGAAACAGAAGTAGTAAGAGCTAAACAGGAACAATTATTTGGCGCTAAGTTACAATCATTTGAAATAGATGCAGTTAAAGATTCAGACAACATAAAATTAAAAAGATTAATTCGTAAAGCCAAATCTCCTATGGAAGTACAAGCATATACAACTATATTATTAATGGAGACAATGGATGAACAAAAGGAATCCTGAAGAGTTTCCTGAGAACGGATTCATAATAGTAGCATCTTTAAAAGAGAGGTTCTACAAAGCAGCAATAGAGTGTGCAGAGTCTGTAAAACTCTTTTGGCCTGAAGCACACATAACAGTATTCGTAGATCATGAAGAATGGATTAAACCTAGTGATTGGAATCACGCAGATTATATAGTACATTGGGAAGTGCCTAAACATATTAGAGCTAAACTTTGGGCTTTAGGTAACACACCATACAAAGGAATAACATGTTATTTAGATGCTGATATGGTATGCCAACATGAAGATGTAGAAAATGTATTTGAACAACTACCAGATGATTTAGATTTATTGTTTACAAAGATCAGGCCATATAATGCTAAAGTAACAAAGTTATCTAACACAGAAGAAATGACAGCACATTGTGGTTGGTTTTTATATAGGAATAATCCTCATACAATTAAGTTAATGGAAGATTGGTATGGAGAATATATTGCACAAAATCTTCATAACGACCATGGGTATGTAAATGACATAGGTGATTATCCTGATGATGTAAGAAAATGGGATACCTTTACTATGTGGAAGTTATTAGAGTATGGCGATACAAAAGTAAAATGGAAAGATGATTTACATGTAAGATGGAATTTTGTTAATGGTTATAAAGATAGTGAATTGGAAGATGAGGAGATTGTTTTTTGGCATTACACTATACCCGAACATGAAATACATTTAAAGAGAAAATAATGCGATGGATTAGTATATCAGACGAAGTTTTAGAAATATTAACGCCTTATACTGAATGGTTCTTCAGGCAAGAACTTAATTGGCTGAATCAAAAAGCCAAAGAAAATGAAAAGAATACAAATACAATTGAACATGCCTGTTCAGATGAATATCTAGAAGAGATAGTAAAAAAAGATGGACAGCATATAGGCTATCCGGAAATATCATACAGTTATGATTTAAAGGGTGGTAATTTACCAGGCGAATTTCAAGAGAAATATTTAGAAATGTCTACAGAATTGTGTTCATGGTTAGGCGCTCGCAACGAGGCCGTCCATGTGTATTATCCTAAAAACGGATTCATGGGTTGGCACAATAACTGGAACGCACATGGATATAATATATTATTATCATACACAAAAAATGGTGGTGGGTTCTTTAATTATAGAGATCCTGCCACGCATGAAGTCGTTAAAATGTTAGATCCAGGAGGCTGGTGTGGCAAAGTAGGATACTTTGGAAGGGGCAGAGAACCTGATAAAGTTTACTATCATTGTGCTGGAACATACGAACCTAGGCTTACATTAGGGTTCGTAATCCCTAATATCGACATGTGGAGGGACATGATTAGTGATATTTCAGGAGAAGATCCATTAGATTTCTCCTAAGTCCTTGATCTTAGAAAAAAGATTTCAAAAAACCCTAAAAAATGCTTGATTTATGGTTCGTAAGAGTGCATAATGTAAGCATAAACAATAAAAAGTGAGGACTTTATGATACTAGATGACACAGTAAAAATAGCAGGCGAGACTGTTAACAAAGAAAGATGGGGTATGGCCAGCATCCATGATGAGAACAAAACTTTTACAGGCAATGTTCTTTACAAAAACCAAATAAGAACATCACCAAGTGGTTATTCTTATGATAATTCTATTGAAACAAAATTCCAAGACACAGCTCAAGTAGATGGGCTTACAGTATGGAAATCAAATGGTGAAGTTCCATTTCAAGACATGCTTTTAGACTTTGTTCAAATTGGTGCTATAACTTTAGAACAAGCAGAGTTTTCACTCTTACAAAAACAAAAGGACCAGAGTGCAAATCTTGAAACTCTTTACAGAGCAGACGACGGTAACATTTACTTAGGTGATGACGCCCTGGCTTACAGAGACGAAAGACTAGCAAAAATAGCGGAGGCAGCGTAATGATATTTCCTTTACCAACACTCTACAAAAGAGACACGAACGGAAACATTCGTGAACTGACAGTTGAATATTCTAATGGCGTAATGAATGCTACTAGAACTATTGCTGGTATAAAAGACGGCAACCTAGTTACAAGTGGTTGGAAAGATGCTACAGGCAAGAACACAGGCAAAGCAAATGCTACTACAGATGCTGAACAAGCACAAAAAGAAGCACAGGCAATGTGGGATAAGAAAGTAGAAAAAGAATACTTTGAAGACATTTCAAAGGTTGATACTTACGATAAGTTCAAACCAATGTTAGCTCATGACTATACAAAAAGGCCACAGTCAAGTGGTATTAGTCAACCTAAGTTAGATGGTATTAGATGTATTGCAAGAAAAGATGGACTTTACACAAGAGCAGGTAAAGCAATTACAACTTGTGATCATATACATTTTGAACTACAAGCGTTCTTTGTAGAATATCCTGATGCTATTTTAGATGGTGAACTTTACAATCACAAATTAAAAGAAGACTTTAACAAGATTACAAGTCTTGTTAGGAAAGTAAAACCTACTCCAGAAGAAGCAACAGAATGTCAAAAACTTGTTGAGTATCATGTTTATGATTGTCCTTACTGGGGCAGAGGTTTAGCAGAAGATACATTAGCTAGAATTAAGTTTATAGAAGATCAAGAGTTTGAACTTCCAATAGTTACTGTTGTTACTTCTATAGCTGAAAATCAAGAAGAACTAGATTTTTTATATTCATGTTATCACGAAGATGGTTATGAAGGCCAAATGGTTCGTAACAATGCTCCTTACGACAACAAAAGAAGTAAGAACTTACTTAAAAGAAAAGAGTTCATTACAGAAGAGTTTGATGTTGTAGAAGTATTAGAAGGCTCAGGTAATTGGGCGGGATATGCTAAACACTTTAAACTAGAATTAGGTGATGGCAGACAATTTCAAAGTGGTGTTAGAGGCAATCAAGCAACACTTAAAACTTTATTGGAACAGGAAGTTAAACCTACTTGGGTTACATGTAGATACTTTGAATTATCCCCTGACGGAGTACCTAGATTTCCTGTTGTAATTGACTGGGGTGTAGGAGCAAGGAACGACTAATGATGGAAGGAACATTACAAGTAATAGGCTTTATAACATTATTATATTTTGTAATTAAATTTGCACCAGATATATTGATGTTTATGTTTAAAGCAGCTGTAGCTTTGACGCTAATAATATTAGCTTTTATGGCCTTTGAATTTATATCCCATCTTTTTTGGAATCATGGGTTCTATATATTTTCTCAAACCTAAGTCTTACAAGTGCTTTTCTTACAATAGCAACACCAGTTAATCCTAAGAAATTTATAAACGCAGCCATCTCAGCTGAGGTGCCTGCGTAGTCAATGCAAGCCTTAATAATACCCACACTTAAAGGAAACATTATTATTGCTCCAATAGCGGTATCTACTGTTGCTTCGTGTAAAGCTTTCTGTAATCTTTTATTTCGTGCCAATTGCCATGAACCTATCAAAATAGACCTTCCCGTTCCAATCATAATAGAACTGTTTTGTTTTACCTGAGTATGTGGTGTCTTTTAGTCCTGCATTTTCTATTAATGCTTTCTCACTATCAACACAATTAATACCATACATCTCTTCTATTACATTAGAGTTTTGAACAGCAAATATAGCATGTTTGTTTGCTGTCTTTAAATCTTTCAATGGATACATTTGCTCTGCTCCCATTGTAATAACTACATCAACCTTCAATTGATTTAGTTCGTCAAATGCGAATGGAATGTCCATGTTCCAGTGATTTATTTTTATGTATTCTTCTGCTATATAATGCTTATTAAACACCTTAGAGAGCTCTAAAGCTTCTTTATCGATGTCAACTAGGTGCATTTCACCTATGGATAAGTTCTCACATAAGAGAGGAACTAAAGGAATGCCTAACCAGCTGTTTAATACAAGAACATTAAATTGTTCCTCTTTCATATAGTCGCCTAAACTATTTTTAAGTTCTTCAACTAGCCATATAGCAGCTTCCATTGTATTAGGATTTAATGCCTGTCTAAAGTCATCATGCTTATGTTTCATCTCATGCTCTACTTTAGCAAGAGCATCGCCCCAATGTTGTAAGTTATTTAAAAAATTAAAATTTAACATCTTCTTTTCTTCCCATTGAATCAAATAAACAGACATATGGTATTTGTCTGAATACATGTTTTTCTATATCATGTGGAAATATATAGCCTTGGTTATAACTATAAAACCACCCTAAAGGAAAGTATTTAATTCTTGCTACACCTTTGTGCATAAAGAAGTTATCTAATCCCCGATAGTACCATAAGATTTTTTCTTTGTGTGATTTAAAATAAAGAGTAATATTCTCTTTATCTAAATTGTCGTTCCATCTTAATATACTAGAATTTAAATCTGTATATCTGTGAGGAACATGTTCTGTTTCTTTCTTTTGTGTTTCTAAATCATGCCAATGTGTTTGGCCAAAACATAGACAGTCTTCAGGATCAAAGTTTACTATATCATCTATGTTCTTTTGAATAATAATATCTAAGTCAAAGAATAAGTTCTCACCTTTTTGTCTTACAACATTATCATCAAACAAGTACATCTTATTCCACCACTTCTCTAACTTATTATCTTTAGGAAATGGAATTATATTAACATCAGGATTAATTCCTTTTGCGTTTTCTGTTAAACAGTAAAATGTAAAGCTTTGAGATATAGATTCCAGACAGGATTCGTATATCTTGTTCACATGATTGGCAGAATATTTACTGCCCCATTTTACTGTATAAATGTTCATTGCCAATGCTTTAATAACTCCGGATCTACTAGTTCGTTCTGTTTTACTTTGCCTCTATCTGGTGTTGGTTGTGGTAGTAGATCAATATTAAATACACAGAGAATAGGTGTTTCCCTATATATCTCTGTGGTTAAATCATCATCTTGCCAACTACGGCCTCGGTTATACGAGTACGCATAGTCTGAAGGAAAGTGATCCCATAATTTTTTGCCCCAATCACCCCATCGCCATGAGTGATAGTTATCTGTTCCGTCTGTATATGTGAACCAAATCTTTTCTTGATTCTCTAATACATCATGCCATATACATTCTGCTTGATCGTCGGACCAAACTTGACAACTGCCATTAGTATATGCTCCATGAGATAATTTAAATCTCCGCGTCTTCATTGGGCGCGGGTCTTGCCACCAGCTTCTTAACTTAGTTGGTCTTTCCATATTATAGGTCAATAAAGGCTCTATGTCATTTTGTATAATAACATCTAAATCAAAAAATATGAAACGACCTGTGGGTTTATCTTCAGCAAAGTTATGCGTATTGAATACCATTGTCTTAGGCCTATCCCAACATCTTGCCATACCATATTTAAAGTCGTCCTTTTGGAACCAATACTTAGGATGTATGTTAGGAATGTCTGGAAAAGGAATGACTTTTATATCATCATCAAAACCTTCAGCGTTATCTGTATAACAATAGAAATGGAAATCATGTTTCGGATTACAATTTCTCTTTGACATATTTTTTAATTTGTTCACAAAATGAGGACCATATCTGTCGCCCCATTTTGAACATACTACATTAACTCTCATGATCCTTTGCCTTTATGAATACTCCGTCTACCATTTTGCCTTTACGATCTTTTATGTCGTCATAAGCAACCTGTAGACATTCTTCAAGTGTTATATTATTTCGTACGCAAATGTTAATTAGTACAACCATTATATCTCCAACATCATCTCTAAGATCTTTGCCTTTACAGATGTTATCAGATAGTTCTCCACATTCTTGTATTAATTTACAAAATTGATCTTTATCATTTGCACCTTCAATTAAATTTCTATCTTTGTGCCACTTACCTACATAATAAATAAGATCGTCTAAATCCATCATTTCATTGTTTATCATATTAACTTAACCTGCATATGACATAGTCCTTACCGTATTGGAGTTTATTTTTAGCAAGTTCATCCGTAACTTGCATTGTTTTAAAATCAAAGTCTGTAATATCTGCTCTTATAATGAGTACAGCAAACTCTGACTCTTTAATTATTGGTACATAGTTATCGTAGTC